TCTGCCCGTCTTCGAGTTCCTGAATCAACCCCGGTCGCAGCGGCACCAGGCCGTTGCCTTCGGAGTCGACCACGCGCTCCAAGCCCGTGATCGCGTCCATATCCATGCCGCCCGCATCACGCGGCAGTTCGCGCGTGATGAAACCGACCCACAAGTTTGCGATCTTCTGCCGTTCGAGGGTGGTGTCCTCGTAGTCGGTGGAGTTGCGCAGCCGCATGATGATCGGCGCGAGCATCGACACACCGCGCCGCGCACCGGGCCGGGCCGGCTCATACACGTGACACACGTCGCGCGCCAGCACACGCACGAGCATGTCGGGGCCGACGCTGCGGCCGATCACGTCGTCGCCCGGGTGCTCGCGGTAGAACCAATACGCAACCCGCTGCATCCGGCGATCGAACTCGATGCCATCCTTGATGACGTGATTGCGCGGCAGCCCTTGCATGTTGTCTGCCGAGAAGATCGGCAGCATGTCGGCTTCGAGCACCTGAAGTTGCACCGGCACCGGCAGCCCGTCGTCCAGATACCGCAATCGACGGCGCACGAAACACTCGCCGTCCGCAAGCCAGGCTCGCGTGACCATGGTCTGCAGGCCGTACAGGTTGAGCACGGCGTCGGCGTCGGCCTTCGCAACGAAGTCGGCGAACAGGTCAACGATCTGCTGCTTGCGCGCTTTGTTCTTGAGCCGATTGAACCGAGGCGTGATGCCGATGCCAACCAGCGTCGTGCTCCACTTCTGGACAGCGGACGTGCCGGCCCAATCGTTGCGCACGGTGTCCCGCGACCGATCGCGGATGGTCTGCAACCCCTCCATCGACGAGTTCGGGCCTGACGACGGCGGGTTCCACGCGGCCACGCGGCGGCCACGGCCGGCGGCATCGTAGCGCGCCATGAAGTGCATGGTGGCGCGGCCGATGGCCAACGCCTGTGCGTCATCGGACTGGCGAATGCGAGGGTTGTCGGTGCGACCGACAACGGCCAGCGCGACCTTGGTCTTGCCCGAGCCAGGCGGGCGGCCGAGACGCTTGCCATTTGCGGAGAAGGTAGCCATCACAGGTCGTGGTATCCACGGCCGCCGGAGACCACGTAGGTCTGCCGACCGCGCTGGGTTCCGGCGGCAGCTTGCTGCTGCGCCAGCAACTCGTTGCGCATGTCGTTGCGCGCCTTGATCAGCGACTCGGTGGTGTTGTAGATGACGGTCTGCTCACCCAGCGTCACCGAGCGAGCCCCGGAGGCGATGGCTGCATTGAGCGCGTCGATGTCGGCTTGCGTGACGGCCATGCAGCCCCCGTGTGAGAAGGCGCCATCATCACGGAGACAGGAGCCGCAGTTGCTGCGGCCCAATTTCGGCATTTATTTTCCAGGCGGAAAAGGCCGAAAAAATAGGGAGGAAATCTCCGGTCGGCCTACGCCAACCACCGAAAGGCGCACCGCGCACGCTAGGTGTGCACGGGGGAGATCCCCTCGCGGCTGCAAGCCGGTGGAGCCCCGCTCGGCACTCGCTACTTCCCGCAGGCTCCACCCCGCAGTTTTCGCTGCACCAACGACACGATCGGGATTATGAGCCCCGCGTATCGACAGGCCGACTCGCATGCGCGAGGGTCCGGGGTGTCGATCCCTGGATCTCACGGCCGCAATCTGGTCACGACACACCACCCCGGCTTAAGGTCCGACCGGAAGACCGTTAGCGCCTTGCGGCGCCCTCTGCGTCCCGACGCGAAGTGTAGCGACTGCTATATCGTCGTCAAGTCCCTCAGAAAACCGGGGCCGCATGCCGGCGTGGACGAGTTCGTGGTGCGAGGGGTCGGTAGTCCTCGCTTTGCGGCGGTGTCACCGGGTCGTCTTGCATCGCCCGACGGTCTTCCGCATAGATGATCTCGCTGTTCTGGTCGAGCGGCGCCAGCCACGACGGCACGGTATTCCAGTCGGTGATGCGGTCCATCTTCCGACGAAGCATGCCGGCATACAGCATGCGGAACAGGTCGTGCCACTCGTTGCGCTTCTTCACCTGGGTCCACGTGCCGTCCGGGTTGCGGACTTCGGCCTCCAGTTCATCGAACACCGCCTGTGTGACCCACCCTTCAGGGTTTAGCGTCGGGTGTTTCGGCGCGGGAAGGTGGATGTAGCCCGGCCCCGGCATCTCGCGGTGCAGATCCGCGGACACCATGTCCGACAGGAGGTTCGGGTTGCACACCAGCAGTGGGATGTCGCCCTTCTCTCCGGCTGCGCCGCCGCCCACCAGGCTTTCCTTGATGATCGGCGCTTTCTTCTCGCTGCCGCCTTTGTAGAGGATCACGCGGTCGTGCAGGCCGAGGCGGCGCAGTCTCCGATACCAGGCATAGGCGTTGTGCGTCACACCGTCCTCGCCGCCGGTATCGACCACGATGAACTTCAGTTTCATCTCGCGCCCCGCCCTGTTGGTGCGCCATGTTGATCGGAGGAACTTGCGGGTGAGCACATCCCAGTCCTCGGGATGCGAAGCTGGATCAATAGGCGCCTTGTCAGTGCCAATGCCATCGCGGTCGGAGAGCTTGATAGCCCCGCGGTCGATGACCCACTTCTGATTGCCCGCACCGATGGCAACGATGTGGTACTCAAATCGCGAGTTCACGCCGCCTTGCACGTCGATGGCTGCGGCCAAGCACCGTGTTTCATCAGGCACCAGATACCGTTCAAGGCCCTTGGTAGCTCGATCCTGCGGCCGACGTGCGTTGCTCAAGGCTTCGGCCAAGTGTCGGCTCAGGTAAGGCGCTCCCTGGTCGGTGTTGGTGGTCTGCTTGAGTTTCTGTTCGTCGCCCGTCATTGCGTAGTCACGCAGTCCATACAGATACTGCTCGACGATCGACTGCCACGATTGGTATGCCGCTGCGACACCGCCGAGCCAATAACCAGCGATCGTCGAGCGCATCGGCGTGCCGTCGGCCGCCACATCCGGCATCCACATGGCTCCGTGCTCGGGGTTGTTGAGCATGCGCTTCCACTTCGGCTCGATGATCGAGCCACACACCGGACACACCACTCTGTTCCAGCGTGCGGCCATCGTCGGTATGTCAGCCGTCCGCACTTCATCCAGCAGTTGAACTTCGGGCGGAAGGCCGAACAGTGCGATGCCGGGTGCGGCCTCGAAGTGATCGTGGCAGTCCGGGCAGCGCCAGTACCACCGGCGCCGATCCGAGCGGTTGTAGAGACTGAGAATGCCCCCTACCGGCGGCGCTTCGTGGCGCGTGGCTGGCGTCCATGTCGGGTCGACGATCGGCTTACCCGGGCTGGACTCGACCAGCGTCATCCCGCGACTCAGAAAGGTGGTCGTGCGCTTCTTCGCCAGGTCGAACAGAGGGCCTTCGCCGTCCACGTTGTCGGCGTTCTCCATGCGGTCGATGTCAGTGATCGCCACGTAGCGGTATGTGCTGCCGCTGACGTTGGTGATCGTTGGCCACGCGATCCGCAGCCACATGCCATGGCGGAACATCGTGTCAAAGGTGTTCGAGTCGATGGCGCGACTCGACTTCATACGAGCAACCGCGGGGGAGTTGCGAATGGCGCGCTCAACGTCGGTCTTCGAGAAGGTGCGCGCGGTGTCCTTGGTCATCTGCAAGAACAGCATATCCCCGGGGTCGTTGACCACGTTGTGTGCCATCCATCCCAGCAGCAGGCCCGCGGTCTTACCCGTCCGCGCCGGTCCGACGAAGACCGTCGCTTCGTGAATGCGGCTGGCCAGCGTGTCCATGGGTTCGACCATGTACGGGGTTTCGGTCGCATCCCAGTTGCCGCCGGCCGCGCCAGTCTGACGAATGACGAGGGTGTCGGCCGCCCCTTGGCTGACGCTAACTCGTTTGGGTGAGCGAAGTGCCGCGTAGCCGCTGCAGGCGTCGCTATACGCGACGGTGTAGGGGTCGAGTTCAAACGGACTGATCATCGTTTTGCTCGACAGTTTCGGCCACGCCGGTATACATGGAAAGACCCTCGGCGATTGCATTCAGGCGATCGTCGATGGTGTGCTCGATCAAGGTGAGCACTTCCGGGGGCAACGGGTGCTTGCGCTCGATCTCATCGGGCAGTGACCGCAAGCCTTGAGCGAGTTCGGCGAGCAGGGTTGCCGTGGCTTCGCGGTATGCCGTGCGCGGCATGTACTCGCCGCTGTCGACCCGGAGCTTCAACCATGCGTGCTGCGCCAGCGCCTCTTCCTTCGAGGCGACGGCACGGGCCTTCTTCACCGCGGTGCGCGTGGCCTCGCTGATGTTGGGGTCGTCGAGATCGAGTTCACCGTTCTCCACCTTGGCTTGTTCCTTCGGGGAGTAGCCGGGTTTGCGACCCGCCCCCTCGCGGCGTCCACCGTGGGTATTTGGTATCTCGTCAAATAGGTCGGAGTTTGGGTTCATACCCGGATACTAGGTCGCCGAAACCATATTGGGCAAGTTATCAAGTTGCGCGAGAGATGAAATGTTGAGCAACTTCAGTCATCTGACTGCATGTTGCGCAAATCAAGCAAAAGAAATTGGGGACAGGTAAAGATCGGGCCTCTGCGTGCCA